CCCTTCTGTCCGTCATTGACGGTAGGCATAACTTCTACAGTACCCTTCTTTTTACCTTTGCGTTCTTTCTTTTCGCAACCACAATCTTCGCGGAGTTGTTTAAATGTCTTCATTTTTTCTTTGACATTGCAATGATCTTTGAAACTTTCTTGCGGCGAGCGTGAAGGTACTTGTCAGACTTATCTACATCACCGTCGTTATCAATATCAGCATCTGCCTTGCCGACTGGATCTAGTTTCTTCTCACCAAGAACCTCAAGATTCTTAGCATAGTTAACTACATGCTCATGCATCTTCTCAACAACAATCTCAAGATCGCTGACGGGAACGTTTCTTAGAACCTCACCCTTCTCACCGACTAGATCGTAGTGAGTTACAGTTCCATCCTCAAGCATGGTGTGTTGCTCAGGAATGCAAAAATACTCTTTGCCTTCTTTCTTAACTTTAGCAGCACAATTATGTTTCTTTACCATCTTACCATTCTCTTTTTCAAAGTATTCTTTGACGGTATGATAACCAGTGTCGTTGCAGTGCTTGCAACCATCACCGTCACACTTGGGGCACTTCTCCTTGCCTTCAGATATCTCTTCACCATCTGGTTCAAAACCCGCCTTAACACAATTATCAACTTTCTTGCCACCCTTCATCTTGGTGCCAGCATACTTGTAACCTTTCCAGCAAGCCTTGCCGTCTAGACCCTTGACCTTCTCAATCACATAGGTCTCGCCGTCTAGTTCATACTCCTCACGCTCAAGAACTTCTACTTCCTCGTTCTTAGGTGCAGACTCTTGACCAACGTATCCACCCTTCTTAGCAGTCTTCTTACGCTTAGTGGTATCTTCAATCTCAGCACCATTAGACTGAGGATCCATACCATCAAATGGTGCCTCGTGTAAATTCAATTCCACTGGTTGAGTGTTCTGGAAGCAATCTCCTCCCATCCACTTACCATAAGATTCCATCAGTCCAGATGAGAAATCATCTTTATTATGAACTGTGTTAACTGGTTTCTGATAATTCATTGTGTTAGTTGACGGTTCTTCTCGTATTATTTATAGTCCTGATATTCTTGATCCACTCGCGGAACATTTCTCCATCCTCAGTAATCACGATAGCATAGTTACCACCAACACGATGAATGGTTCCACGCTCACCATTACGGGAAGACATAACAAAGTCCCCCTCCTTGAATACCTCTTGGTGGCGTTGCTGTTGGCGTAATGCCTCTTCACGTAGTTTTTTAAAATCTTTCACTGTAATCCCATCCCAATTCTAACTTCTTGCATCAATTCTAATTTTTGTGTATTCGATAATGTATTTGGAATACCACTCATAAATTTAGTAGTCTCAACCTTCTTTGCTGCATCCCTCATTTTACTAGCGGACATTCCCGCTGCACCCTCAGCATCTGGATCTCTGCCTCCAGCAGATACACATTCTGCCTTTCTAAAAGTAAAGTCTATCTTACCAGACTTATTCTCCATGCCATTACGAGTCCTTAATATATTACCATACTCTGGTACTCTATCGGAACCAGCAACCCAAACCAATTCATCATACTGGATCTGCAATTTCCCAAGAGCCTGAAACATAGTCTTCACCTCTGTATCATAAACAAAACTATTTTCATATTGAGGAAACATTTTCTTCAGATACTCAACTTTCTTATCAGACTTTAGAGGATCTTTTGCTTGACTTTGAGTATGAGTGGGATATATCTTAAGATCTGCTCCCCAATATCGAGCAACTCTTGCGGCATTATCAAATAATTTTTGATGTCCAATCGTTGGAGGATTGTATCTACCCCACACAAATACTACTCTGTTCATTTCTTAGCCCAGGATTTTATCTCTTCAAAGTTGCGCTGACTAAATCCACCAAGACGTTGCACTAATTTCACTGCTCTATCCGATTCTCGAATAGCAACATATCCCTCTTGATTGCCAACTTCATATGTTCCAGTTTTCTCGTCATAATAATAAGTCTTGAATCTTTCACCTTTTTCCAATTTAGGAACAAAAATGTTCTTGATGTTTTGGATTGTATTATATAGTCCAACCATGGCAATGAATTCTTGTTTATTTTCCTCAAGAAGATCCATACCTTTATACATTTTTGCTTTCCATTCGGCAATCTTTGGAGCTTGTTTTAAGTCACCAATCTTCTTGCGATATTTTTGTTCCCAGTAGTTCATATATTCCTGATAGAACTTTGAAGCACTACCAACTTTCTGTCCCTCTCTCACCTTCGCATTAAAGTATTGTTTGAGAAAGTATGCCATGCCCCAAGGATCGTCATGAGAAGGAGCAATGGTGTTTAGAAAAGAAGAGCACTTAGGAAGAAGTAAATTAGCAGCTCGTTTCCATGCCAACAATCTAGATTTTTCCGACTTGGTAATAATCATCTCTCTGCCAAGTTCAGAAGTAAACGGGGTGAGGATCAGAAGATCTTTATTAGAATGCTCAGATGCATCAAATCCAAAGTTCACTGAAAGATCTTGTACTGTATCAGCACCACTAACTGGATATCTAGCGTGAATTACTACACACACCTTACACTTCTTAGCAGCATCATAAAGATCATCATGATCTGGAATACAATAACTAATCAACTGAGGTTTAAAAATTACACAGTCTTCACCATGCACATCACGAACAACCTTCCTAGTCCCCTCGTGAAAAAGAAAGTCTCCCTGCACAACATCTTTTAACTTACCACTATCATACAGTGGTTTCATGTACTTAAAGACGTAAGTAAATACTTTCTTCAATCCATCAGCAATCTTATCTTGTTCAATTTGTTTTAAAGATTTAAAAAGTTGAGGGTTCTTGTTGAAAATACCTTTCTTTGCAACAAAGAACTGACCATCCGCAGGATCAAGACCACAGAAAATAGCAGGCGATCCATCCCACTTAGTAGAAAACTTTTTACTATTCTTAGGATCCCCAGAAAAAGTTTTTACTAAGTCATCAATATATCCAAACGATTCCTTAACCCCATTCTCACCAAACATGAGCATGAGATCTTCGATATGTTCTAGGTGGGTGTTCTTAGTCATCAGTAAATCTTTCCGAAAGGTCCGTAGCGTTTTCCTTCTTTCTTAGACAAGAATACTAAGTCTGCCAAGAACTCTTGCTGTTTCTGTCCCTGCAATTTCAGGAGTTGCGACAACCATGTGATCTGCTGACATCTAGAATTTGCCACCCAGGGCTCTCTATTCATCAAGTATAGCAGAGCATCGTATGCCTTGTCAGCGGTCTGGGTTCCATCTTTACTTAACTTCACACCTTTGGATGCAAGGGTCGCCAGTTTTTTCCTGTACTCATCTTCTTTTTTTATCAGTTCATCAACAGACATTGGGTAACTTGTTTTATTTTTATCGAAAGGAATACCAGCTTCATCCATAAGATCCATCAACAAATCAACCGTTGCCTTTCCAAGTCTTGCAGCAGTTGCTCCTTCTTCCTGTCCTTCATACTTAAGTCCCGATCCACTCCTATCTGAACTACTGTTTGCTTTCACCTGAAATTTATATTGTGTTGGTCCATTATCAATATAAACCCAACTATCTTGCGTGACACCACCATCCTTATCAATTTTCAAGTAGCATCTAATTTCTTTTAACTTAAATGTCAACCTAAAATTAAGATCGCTTCTGGCATTTACAAACTCAATGTTTGTATTAACAGCTTGCCACCTTGCAGTATCTCCGCTTCCAATTGCCTTCAATGATATACCAATGATTTCATGCTTTGCCCACGCATCTCGTAAAATAGCATTACATTGCTGTAAATTATGTGCGATACTAGAAGGACTACCCTTACCCTCAACAGAACTATGCTGAATCAAAGTGTCTCTCCATTTTTTCTCATTTTTAATTAACCAAATATCAGCAGGATTCCAGTTATCTTTCTGAGAAATGCCATACTGTTTCACATGTTTGGATATAAATTCCATGAAAGTTTCCGACGCACCTGAGGATCCTGGAATTTTATATGCGACTCCACCTGCATGAGTAGCACCCCTGTTGAACTCCTCAATTAATTTGATCCTAGGATCTTTCATTGCATCCATGAAAGCATCGTTCTGTTTGAAAAAGATTTCTAACCATCTATCTTCTGGTCCGCTCTCTACTTTTCCAATCTCTTTCCAAATTTTTTTCAACTCATCATAAGTATCACTATCATTTTTAATATCTTGCCACTTCCTAAATTTTTTATTCTCTTGGATAACTTGTCTAAAAACCCAAAGGGTTCCCAACTCCTGCATAGCAGTCATAGTTGAAGCAGGTACTACAGAACCAGAAGCAGTCATTGTTTTTCCAGTTGCTTCAAATCTAACTATCTGGGGTTTCTGATCTACAGATACACTCCTCCTACCTTTCATTACAGTTGTCTTGCCAAAATTAAATTGGACCATAACAAAATCATGTGGTCTATATTGGACCAAACGTTGCCTTTGTTTTCCTTTAGAAAAATACTCTCCAATTATATTGACCGTTCCAGAATCGCTCTTGATCAAAATTTGTTTTGGATTTCCAAAAATTCCCTTCGCACCCTTTTCTCTATTTGGCCACCTCACACCGTCCCACTTGTTTGATTCATTCCATAACTGTGCTCCATCTGGCACAAGATCCATTATGTTTTTCATTTGTTCCTGATGAAGTTGAGGCATCATTTGCTGCCCTTGAGTTTGCATCAGAAAAAACTTTTTATCTTTTGCTTGTAATGGCATATGAAAAAACCTCCCGTCTAACTATTTAGAGGGAGGTATGCTCTTGAGATATTCTTTTTCCTGCGAATAAGGATGCTTTTTACCAGACCAGATCTCATATCCTTCTACAAGATCTGGGATCAACCACTGGTCCACCCGATAGCAATACTTCCAGTTGGCAGGTTGAACACAGTTCAGAACTACAACCATGAAGAATGCTTTTAGGTGGATCCAGAGACTAAGCATTAGCGATCGTCAGCAGCACGGTTCTCAGAATAGTAAGCATCAAAAGCACCTTCAGGATAACGCTTACCAAGTTTGGTGATGTTACGATCGAGCACTTCTTCCATCGAGATACCTAGTGCCATGGTTGCTTGTGCAACATACCACATAATATCACCCAACTCAATAATAAGATGCTCTCGATTATCTGCGTTCCAAGCCTTACCTTGGAAAACCATTTTCTTAACGATCTCAAGGAACTCACCACCTTCAGCATTAATACCGACACCAGCAGTAAGCAGTCGTTCAATATTGGCACCCTGACGGTCCAACTCGCCAATACGATCAGCGAAGTCAACAAAGTTCGTTGAACAATCAGAAGTAACTTGTGCCACGAACTCTTCATACATGTTAAAGTTAATCATACATTCCACTCAGCAAATTTAGATAGACGGTTTTGTGTTTGTTGAAATTGTGCGAAGTCCTCACCAGGATCTTCGGCATCGATGCTGATTGAGGAAGCATCATCTGCTACATCATACAGCTTCATTTTGGATCTGTCAATTCCCACCATGAATTTTCGTGAGGTAACAAGGTCCGAGTATCTGTTCTTAAGTTGTTTGACCATGAGGCGACCTTGTTGTTCAAGTTCATCAGTGCTGATAAGAGCGAACATAAAATCAGCAGTGGCAGGCAAACCAAAAGACTCAGAAGTATCGGTAAGGTCAGGGTCAGAGTTACCGTAACCAGAACGAGTAGTTTGAGTAGCTGAGACAATAGGAACATTATGTTCCACAGCAAGACCCCGCAACTCCTCAGCAATCGCTTTAACATACGTGTACGAATTAACAATGGCACCTTTATACCTCGCGCTAGCACAGATGTTTAGATAATCAACAAAGATTATATCAGGTTTGAAATCTTTTTTCAAGGAAAGATCCGAGAGTAATGCCTTAAAGTGTCCGACGTGGGCGGATGCTGTGGGATACTCTTTGATGATAAGTTTACCTCTTGTCTTCCTAGCGATCTCATTGACTTTAGAAGTAAAGAGAACTTCGGGTAGTTCAACAATATCCTTAACAGGAACATTCAGAAGGTTTGCGTCAATTCGCTCAGCAATTTTTTCCTCTGCCATTTCACATGTAATGTAGAGAACGTTGTAGTTCTGAGTGAGCGCGGCAGCAGCCGCATGGCACATGAATAGAGACTTC